ACGTCTGGCTTCCTGTTCAATCCTACTGACACTATGGCTGGCTTCAAGTTCAAGCCACCTACAGCTAAGTGGGCATCAGCTAATGGCTTTAGTACCAGCAAGAATAACTTGCAGTTGCTTGAGGCAGGTGCTAAGACAAGAGGTATGGATGATGCAGTCGAGTTCTTATCGAAGGTGCGTAGACTGAGTGCTGTCGATACATACCTGTCATCATTCGTTGATGGTATCAGTAACTATACCAAACAGGATGGCATGTTGCATGTCAGCCTACTACAACATCGTACATCGACAGGTCGTTTGTCGGGTGCTAATCCTAATATGCAGAACATGCCACGTGGCGGCACGTTTCCTGTAAAGAAAGTATTTGTGTCACGATGGGATGGTGGTAAGATACTGGAAGCTGACTTTGCTCAGTTGGAGTTCAGAGCCGCCGCATATTTATCACAGGATGGAGTTGCAATTGAAGAAGTCTCTACTGGATTTGATGTACATGCATATACCGCTAAAGTTATTACCGATGCTGGTCAACATACGACTCGCCAAGATGCGAAGGCGCACACGTTTGCACCACTCTACGGTGCCAGTGGATACGGACGAACAAAAGCGGAAGCCGCGTACTACGAACACTTCAACGAAAAGTACACAGGGGTCGCAGATTGGCATTCCCGATTGGCTAAAGAAGCTATAACGACACAGAAGATAATCACGCCTTCTGGTCGGGAGTTTTCTTTCCCTGATGTAGTGCGTAAGGCAAATGGCCGTGTGTCATACTTTACGCAGATAAAGAATTACCCTGTACAGTCATTCGCTACAGCAGATATTGTACCGATTGCACTGTTGCATATTGATAAACTGCTTGACAACATGCAGTCATGTGTAGTAAACACAGTACATGATTCAATTGTAATTGATGTACATCCCGATGAAGAGGATGCAGTCATACAGGTAATAGAGAATACAAACAATGAACTACCTAATCTGATTGCACTACGATGGGGCATAAACTTTAATGTTCCACTGTTATTGGAATCAAAAATCGGCCCGAATTGGCTTGACACTAAAGACGTAGCGTGATATAACTACGGTTCTAAACTCTCAAGAAAGGAGAAATGAATGACACAATTGACAACGGTAGATACAAATAACTTTGCGGCTATGGCAAAAGCTATGGGTATCGCACATGAGAAGACATCATCTTCTTCTAGTTCGCTTGCACGACTACGCATTAACCATGCACCTATCATGGGTACAGCAGAGGTTAATGGTAAAAGTGTTAATGTTGAAGTAGTTGAAGGTGGTGCATACAAACTAGAGATTCCTGATGGGCCGACTCACTATGCGTCATCCATCAAGATGCGTCCTTTCATGCAACGCTTCATGCACAAGCGTTTCATTCAGGGTGATGCCAAGAATCCTAATCGTTACGTCAAAAGCGTAATGGCAGATACACTTGACATCGACTTGAAGGACAACAATGGTGGGTTTAACTGTGGCAAACCTGCTGGCTTCATCAAAGATTGGAAGGCACTACCCAAGTCTCAACAGGACTTGCTAAAGTCTATCAAGCGAGTGCGTGTCGTATTTGGTGAGGTTGAGTTGGTTAACCCTGTGAATGAAAAGGGTGAGGCTGTTGAGGTTGCACCTACACCATTCATCTGGGAGATTGACAACCGTGATGCCTTCAAAGAAATTGGCAGTAGCTTTACTACTCTAGCTAAGATGCAACGCTTGCCTATCCAGCATATCATCACTGCTAATACAGATGAACGCACAATACCTACAGGTGCAAAATACTACGTGCCTGTGGCATCACTAGATGTTACCACTGTAATAGAACTGACTGAAAAAGACCAAGTACTGTTCGGTGACTTCATGTCGTGGATTGACAACTACAACAACTACATCATCAATGCGTGGGCAGAGAAAGCCAATGCAGACATGGAAGATGCAGACATTGATGTAGTAGATGACCTAGTTGACATTGAAGTAGATGAAGAAGAGGTAGCATAATGCATCACCGCGCTGAAATTGCTCTTCATCAATACTTGGAGAATGCAGTCAAAGGCACAACAGAAATGTCAGAGGAGACTATTGAACAGGTCTCTTCTGATGTTGCCGAAGCACTGCATAAGCAGTTTGGCAGTGGTAAAAAGCGGGGCGATTTCAAGTTACGCATGTCTAATGTGGGTCGCCCCACTTGCCAACTCTGGTACGAAAAGAATAAGCCAGAGGTAGCATTACCGAAGCCGACTACATTTATAATGAATATGATGATTGGAGATATTGTAGAAGCAGTATTCAAAGGTTTGCTAAGAGAAGCAGGAGTACGTTATGAAGAACCTGAACACGTCACACTGGAATTGGATGACGCTTCCATCAATGGAACATATGATGTCGTTATTGATGGTGCAGTTGATGACATAAAGTCTGCATCACCGTGGTCATATGCAAATAAGTTTGAGTCATATGATAAGTTAGCTAGTGGTGATGGCTTTGGTTATGTAGGACAGCTTGCTGGCTACGCTAAAGCATCTGGTAAGGATGTAGGTGGCTGGTGGGTGGTCAATAAAGCTAACGGCCAATTCAAATACGTACCAGCATCAGGGCTTGACTTAGATATAGAAGTTGCTAAGATACAAGCAACAGCAGACGCAGTAAAGGAGAATAAGTTTGAAAAGTGTTTTCAACCAGTACCAGAGACATTTAGAGGTAAAGAGACAGGCAATAAAGTACTTAATGATGGGTGTAAGTTTTGCTCTTATCGTTTTGACTGTTGGGATAATCTAACTGAACGCCCAGCAGTAATGTCCAAGGCCAAGGTGCCACCGACTGTATCGTACATAGGAGATGTAGTTGTACCATAAGGCATGGAGAGCCGCACGAAAGTATGGGTATCGTAGTGGGCTAGAATTGACCATAGCAGAGAAGTTGAAGGCAGACAAAGTATCATTCCGATACGAGGCCATCAAGATTGAATGGGAAGACCTAGCCTACCGTACCTATACACCTGACTACATACTTGACAATGGTATCATCGTTGAGGTAAAAGGCAGGTTCGTTACGGCAGACAGACGTAAGCACATTGAAATCAAGAAGCAACATCCTGAATTGGATATACGCTTTGTGTTTGAGAATAGTAAGAGCAAGATACGTAAAGGAGCAAAGACAACCTACGGTGATTGGTGTATCAAGAATGGATTCAGATACTATGACCGTATCATTCCAGAAGATTGGCTAAAGGAAAAGGGTAAAGACAAACACCCTGACTTTATCAGTCACCCAAACTCAACAGTGAAGAGGAGAAAAAAGAAATGAACAAAGATGAAATGATGGATAGAATACAGGATGAAGACTTCATCATACGAGTAAGACCTTTCGCTGATGATGATGGTGAATGGAGTGGTGAGATAGACATCTCAATCATGGCATTCCCTGACAACCCTATGACAGATGATGACTATGGCAATGTCATGCACTTCTGTAAGATGATGTGTGCTACTGTGCCTATCATGGAGCAGGAAGAAAGTATTCGTAATATTGTACATGAGTATGTAATGAAAGTTATTGACAACGAGATGGATATTGATGTAGAACTAGAGGAGAAGGTGGGCGTTGAGAAAGAGTATGATGGTAACGTAGTTCATCTTAACTTTAACACAAAGACAGGGGGTAACGCATGAGACACGAGGCATACATGAAACAGATGATGGAAGATGAAGCGGAGCAAGCTGGCAAGGAAGCCTACGGTGGTGTGGACATGGTGAATAGTCCACCACATTACAACCAAACAGGCATTGAGTGTATTCATGCTATCTCTGCGGCTACTGGTGATGGGTTCAAGTATTACCTACAGGGTAACATACTCAAGTATCTCTGGCGGTTCGACTACAAGGACAAGCCAGTAGAAGACTTAGAGAAGGCCAAGTGGTACTTGGATAAGTTGATTGAAGAGGTAATGGCAGATGGTAAGAGTTAAAGTATTCCTTACTATTGACATTGATGAGGATGAATACCCCATCCCTGCTGATGGTATGGTGGGAGAAGAAATAGAGGATGGCATACGTGAATACTTCTACGATGTAGACGGTGCTGATATTAGAACAATACGAACAATAACGGAGTGAGATATGAACAATTATTTACCAACAGACTACCAGAACTTCATCGCGCTATCACGGTATGCCCGA